GACCGCGCCTGCGGTGGATGCCGCAACCTCGACCGTGACGACAGCCGGGGCCGCCGACATCACGACGACCGGGGCGCCTTCCATCTTTTCGGACGGCTACCGCTTCGCCGCCGGGTGGTCCGATTCGGTTGGCGAGCCGACCCTCTCGAAGTTTGACGGCAAGGAGGTCAACGACCTGGCCAAGGCGTATGCCAACCTCGAAAAGCTCGCCAGCCGCAAGAGCGAGGGCATGGTTCGCATCCCGACCGAAACCTCGACGCCCGAGGAGATCGCCGCCTATCGAACCGCCGTCGGCGCTCCCGAGGATCCCACTGGCTACACGGCCACCTTCCCCGAGGGAATGGAATCCCATGCCGAGGCGCTGAGTCCGTTCCAGGAGATCTTCCACAAGCACAGTGGGAGCCCAGCGCTCTACCAGGAGGCGGTCGCGAAGTGGGCGCAGATCGAGGCCGAGCAGCTTCAAGCCGTGCAGTCAGCCGAGCGGCAACTGGTCAACGAATGGGGGGACGATTTCGAGTATCGAATCGGGGACATCGAAGCACGCACCAAGGACGTCCTCGACCTGAGTCAGCCGTTTCTTTCGCGCGTCGATGTCCTGCGAGCCCTCGACCTGTTCGCCGCCGATTTCCGGCCCGATTCCACCGGCATGGATCGACCCAGTGCGGCCACATCAAGCCTTGAGGACCAGATCTCGCAGATCTTGGCAAGCCCCAGCTATCGAAGCGGTCAGGACAAGGGTGCGAGGGATCGACTCCATGCGCTCTATCGCGAACAGGCCGCCCGCGAGGCGGCGACGAGGCGCTGAGTATTTTCCGAAAATTTCCGCTTGCGCGTCTGACCTTTGACGCAAAGCCCTGATCAATAGTTCTTCAACTGGCCCTCTGAAATGGGGACAACCCGACGAAGGCACGCATCTCAAGCGCGGCCCGATCCCGGACAACCGAAGCGGCGGAGCAATCCACCTCTCAAACCCATTTCACCATCATGGCACTTTCCGTTGCTCACGGTATCCCCGAAGAATTCCGTCGCGAATTCACTAACAACCTCGAACATGAGGTCCAGCAGCTCCTGTCCAAGTTCTCCAGCCGCATCAAGGTTGAGGGCTTCGAGGGCAAGGAAAACATCTACAACTCGCTCGAACCGCGTTCGTTCAAGACTCGCACCGGGCGACTCCAGCAGTCCGCTCCGACCGAGGCCGAACTCCACGCCCGCAAGCTCGTCAAGGTTCCGTTCTACGACCAGGCGATCTTCGACAAGTGGGACGCCGAGTTCCTCGGCAAGCTCGCCCTCCCCGACTCCGAGACCATCCAGGCCATGAAGGCCGCCTACGCCCGCCTCATCGATACCGAGGTGTGCAAGGCCGCTGACGCCACGGTCTACGGGGGAGAAGAGCCCTACGTCACCGCCATCGACCTGCCTGCGGATCAGAAGGTCAACGTGCAGCTTGGAGCTGCGTCTGCCGTCAATATCGGCCTGACGCCGGACAAGCTGGTCAAGGCGATGCAGATCTTCGAGGAGAACGACATCTACCCGGAGGAGGAGGAGCTGATCCTCGCCATCAACCCGAAAGCGAAGCAGGACTTGATCAGCTACGTCAAGGCCGCCGGAAACGACGTGTGGGCGAACATGATCGCCCGCTGGCTGGAAGGTCGTGACGCCAAGCTCTTCGGCTTCACGCCCATCGTCACCAACCGCATCGTGAACACGACCGGGAACATCGACCAGTGCTTCGCCTACTCGGCCAAGCGTGGGATCTACATGGCCCCCGAGAAGCTCGAAATCCACATGGATGTCCTGCCGACCCAGCAGCACGCCCTCCAGATCTCGGCCTACGCGACCCTCGGGTTCATGCGCCGGTTCGAGAAGGGTGTCGTCATGATCCCTTGTGACCGCGACTGATCAACCTCAACGCTGAAAGGACACCAATTCTATGGCTAACCTAGACACTGCCGAGCGCACCGCTCAACTCGAAAGCACCTACAAGCGAAACGTCTCTCCGTCCTACCGGGCGTTGCAAGCTCCGCTGCGGATCGCTTCCTTTGGGACGATCACCCTCACCGGTGATTCGGACGCTGTCAACGACACGATCACCCTTGGCAACCTGGGTTGCGGCGGGCGGATCATTCCCGAGCTTTGCCGCATCGTCGGCACGGCTGGAACCGTTGGCGGGACGTTCAAGGTCCAAAAGGTCAATGCTGCCGGAACCGCGACCGACATCACCGGGACGGCAGCAATCTCAGTGGATGAGACTGCTGTTGCGTTCACTCGAAAGGCCGGAGCCGCAACGGGAGCGGACTTTGAAGCAACCGACTACCTCCGGTTGCTCATCACCGCAGCTTCCGCGCTCACCGCCACCGACACGGTCGAGCTGTATCTGGCCTTCTCGACCGACGAGACGGTCTGACCCACCTCACGCCCCAGGCCGGAACGACCACCGGCCTGGGGCTTTCTCCTTTCAACCGCGGGATCGTCTAGCCTGGCAGGATACCTGGCTCATAACCAGGCGGCGCGGGTTCAAATCCTGCTCCCGCAATTCCTCCGGCAATGACGAACACCGATCTCGCGAACATGGCGCTCTCCCGGCTCGGGGAGCCCAGAATCACGGACATTGCCGAAAACTCTCCGGCGGCGATCTCCTGCCGCGAGAACCTCGAACTGGTCCGCGACTCGCTTCTCAGGGCGCACCCTTGGAACTTCGCCATGGGCAGGGCCACGCTCACCGCCGGGGCCGCCCCTCCCTTCGGATGGGAGTATTCCTACCCGCTCCCCGCCGACCTCCTGCGGGTTCTCACGTTCAACGGCGTGCAGGCGGCCATGTGCGCCGCCGACTTCACCATCGAGGCCGGGAAACTGCTCGCCCATGTCGAGGAGGCCAAGATCACCTACGTCCGCCGGGTGACCGACCCGACCCTCTTCGATCCGCTCTTTGTCGAGGTGCTGGTCCTCCGCCTCGCCTCGGCCATTGCCCTGGATGTCACCTCCTCGACCGAGAAGCGGGACGCCATGGAGGTGCTGGCCGATCAGCGGATGAGGGGCGCGACGTTTGTCGATGCCGGCGAGCGCCGCGTCCAGCTCGTTGACGGGCTTGAGGGCGTGCGGATGCGGCACTACGGGTCCGTGGGGGAATGCCTCCAGAGCCCGATCTGGTCTGCCGGGACCAATGGGTGGTCGCCGGTCTTCGCCGTAGTCGCTCACGGAGGGGGCAACGTGCTTCAGATCATAAACTGGACAGGCGGCAGCGGGGACAAACCGGCAACCGGGTATGTCGGACCGACCGGGATGGTCGCGAACATCGACCAGGCGACCGTGATCGGCACGACCGGATCGCTCACTGCGTCCAATGTCACGTACGCGCCTGCCGACAATGACATGTGGGACGCCGGGGCGGACCCTGGGAATGTGGACGATGCGCTCGACCAGTTGGCTGAACGCACGAAAACCCTTGAGGCGGCTCCCGAGCCGCCCGCAGGTGCTACCGGCCCAGCGGGACCGGCTGGACCGGCTGGACCGGAGGGTCCGGCTGGGCCGGCGGGAGCAGATGGTGACAGTGCCTACGAGGTGGCGGTGGCCAACGGCTTTGTCGGAACCGAGGAGCAGTGGCTCGACTCGCTCATCGGACCGGTGGGTGATGCAGGACCGGCGGGTGCAGACGGGTCCAGCGGATCCCCCGGTCCGCAATTCAATAGCCGCGGGGAATGGGCAATCAACCAGACCTACAACCTCTACGATGCGGTCACGCACGAAGGGTCGAGCTACTGGGCTTTGAGCCAACTCAACAGCCTTAACACCACTCCTCCAAACGCGCCGCAGTCTTGGCAACTCATTGCGTCAAAAGGCGACACCGGTCCGGCGGGAGCGACCGGTCCGGCGGGAGCGAAGGGCGACACGGGCGACACCGGACCCGCCGGTGCGACAGGCGCAACGGGAGCGACTGGTCCAGCTGGAGCAACCGGCCCCCAAGGCCCAGCCGGTGCCACCTTTTCCAACGGACAACTTGGCATAGTCATCGACGGGGCGGGAAGCGTCATCACCACGGGCGTCAAAGGCTATCTGCGCGTCCCCTACGCCTGCACCATCAACTCCGTCGAGATCGTCGCGAACGCTTCCGGCTCCATCGTCGTGGACATTTGGCGAGACACATACGCGAACTTCCCTCCGGTCGTCGGTGATGCCATCACCGGATCGGCGAAACCGACTCTATCAAGCGCACTAACCTCGCAGTCCTCGACACTGACCGGATGGACG